GCCATATCCGCTCCACGGAATTATTTTAACAGACGCATCAGCTACACCAGTTTCTTGTGCAACATGTGCAGATAAATCAACACCTTGCCCGTGTTCGGGATGATGTAGAGCTGCTCCTAATTGTACCCAATCATAATGATGTACGGTATTAAAAACTATTTCTCGGCTAATTGTGCCAATGCCAGACGGCAAACGAAAATCGTCAGCTAACAATAAAATTTTCTTTTTCTTAGGCTTGTTCGGGTCGAACTTTTGTAACTTTGGTAACTCCATTTAATCCTTTGTAACTTTATTATAAATATGGTTTAACCTAATATAACCACCGGTTTATTTAATTTTTTAGTGCGAGTCCATGCAGTTTGCAATACTGGGTCTAATTGCATTTGGTTACTCATAATCATCATGTAATCACATCGTTCTGCAATAAGTTGCATGCGGTGATGTAATTGTGAAAAATGATATGGTTTGCCATAATATGACTCTGGCATTGCTGAATACATGTTATGTCCTGAAAATGAAGGATTGTATTCTTCATACTGTATGGCAAATTCTAATGCATATTTCCTAACCATGTTGTTTGCACCTTCGCTGCCACCTGCACCAACTACTATCAAGTCATCTCCAAACTTTCGTTTTAACATTTGAAGAGTTTCTTGAATCTTTCTTTTGTTTTGCCAATCTGTATTTCCAATGACTGCAACTCGTTTCATTTTCTATCTCGTACAAATTTAACACCTTTTGGATAATGTCCGTATACTAAACGAAGCATTTGTTCCAATGTTTTTCTATTTTCTTTATGATCAGGTCCATCTACATTTGTGCATAATGCATATTCCATTGTGCACGTACGTTTACCGCCCCAAGATGCATGATTTTGCATTTCAAATTCGTAAACGTATACATGTTTATGTGTCCATTTAATCATATCTTATTATAATGAATTTTATTCACGAATCCTATTTTCTTTAGGACAACGTACATAATCAGTTTTGAAAGGACAATACTTGCAATTCGTAGAACCTTTACCAGCAATTGCCATATATTGTCTATCAGCATTCTTATTGCCTTCAGCATCGAAACAAGATTCAACAAATGCTTCAATCTGCCGCTGCACTTTCTTTTGCGTTACCGAACCTGCAGATGGTTTGAAATTTTGTATGCGTTTTTGTGGAAACATTGATTCTTCAACAATCTTGCGCTTAACAATAAAAAATTCAACATCAATGTTTTCTTTAGGAACACCAAATTGCTCTGAAAAGTAATTCTTGTATGCAACTAACTGTGCAGCTTTCATTGAATCTGATTTAGCATTCTTATTCCAACCATTGCGCGATGTCTTGATGTCAAGAATTACAATCTTATTGGTTGGAGCATGACGAAGCACAACATCAATAAAGCCATACCAATATACTGATGGATTCTTTGCTGATGCTTGTTGACATAATTCAATTTCGATACCAACAAGCTCCCAATCTTTGCTTGAAAAATATTGTGAACGTCGTTTCAAAAACCATTGTAAAATAGCAGCACCATCTTCTAAATATTCTGCTAATTGCAACGGATTAGAAAAATGTTGTCCTCCCATTTCTTGCACACATCGAGTATATTCATCTCGAAGCTTACTTTGCAATATTGAACGAAGATTTAATTCTTCTGCTTTCTTAACAGATTCCGTATACATTACGGTTAAGAAATGTTGAAATGTTTCGTGAAATGCCGTACCAAATACTGTATCAATTGATGCTTGAAATGGAGCTAAACCATCAATGTATGCTAACTTCCAAGAAAGTGGACAACGTTCATACATTGACCATTGTGAATAAGATATTTTTCTAGGAACAGTTTGTGCATCTCGTATTGCTAGTTTATATACTGGATTGATATAATTTCCTTGTTTCATATTATAAAATAAGAAATTATTTGTTAGAATCCAATTGTTCCTTTAAATAAATATCAATTAAATCTTTTGTTTTTTGTAGATCTTGTTGAAAAGAACCTTTGTGACGGCACCTTACAATGCGTTTAATGATGTCGAACTCATAGGCGTTCAAGTCCCACTCTTCTGCAAATTTATAAAGGCTATCCTTACCTTTGTAATGTGATTGTGTATTTATACTCATTTGATTCCTTTCAACATTCGCTTTTTATCGCCATCACTATATCCGTACATTGAAATAATGCGGTCAATTGATATCTTATCCATCAATTCTAAATAATCTGCAGCTTCTGATTTGCTAGTCTGATAATGCTCTGCAAACTGTGCAATCAATTCCTTATCATACTTATCTTCTGATTTGCCTTTGATGTATTTTGCAAAGCTTTTATTGGTAGGCAGAAGATCGTGATATAATTTATAAGTTTCTTGTGGTCGTAATTGTCCAATGGTATATGTTTGGAATTCATTGATTAATTCCGTTAATTCCATACGCATTGATAACCATCGATTTACGATGAACGGAGAAAATTTCTTTTGATCCGTTTCAGACCATTTCGACCATTCTCGTTTTTTATCAGTTAATCCACTTATTAAATCAAAAATTGTTGCACCTTTCTTTTCTTCTGCCATTTATTATAATTTATATTTTTTACGATATTGTTCTTCTAACTGTTTGCCTATGCCTAATTCTAAAATCACTGCGGTATCTGGTACTCCAATGATACGCTTTGCATCTAAGATATCATCTATAGATTTATTGCGAAACGTTTTCATTTTTGTTTTTGCATTGCTTCGATTAGATGATTTAAACACAACCGTTACTGTACTTTTGTGATATGATATAGACATTACTTTTTAACTTTAATTGGTTGAAATTCTTCTGGAACAAATCCACAATCATCACATCTAAATACTGGAATAGGAACTATCGTATCTTTATCTGCACCAGTTAAAAATTTAGATACTTTATTGATTGCCATTACTTGACGAAAATACATTCCGTTGCATTCTTTACATGTAATTGGTTGCATATCATTTGGACCAATATTAACATTTAATTTACTCATAATTCTCCTAATAAATTTACAAACATTGCCATTATATTGATTTCTTTGTCTACTACATTTGCATCTTTGAATTGTGCTTCTGCAATAATCAAAATGCAAGATGCAATATGACCATGTGCAAAATCATCTAAATTGTCATATAAAAAAGTATACATTGGAGTAAAGTCTCGTACTTTGCTATCTGCAATTACTTGCCGTATTTTATTGAACGATGCCTTTTTATCTTTTGAATTTTTAAGAATCTCCAATATTTCTGTCATGTAATTTGCTTGTATTGCACTTGCTTTGTCTAATTGCAACGTGTTATTAACAACAGATGCCTGTGCTGCATTGATTGCACGACGAATATCTGGATATGATGCATTGATGATTGCTGCAACATCCTTGATATCATACGTAACACCCTTTTCATCTAATACTGCAACCAATCGCCTTGCAACATCTGATTTATTTGGTGGAGTAATAGCAAATGTTTGACAACGAGATTGAATTGGATCAATAATCTTTTCAACATAGTTACATGTTAAGATAAATCTAGTTGTTTTGCTATACGTTTCCATTAAATTGCGAAGAGCAGCTTGTGCATTTGGTGTCAAATAATCTGCCTCATCTAAAATAATAATTTTCCAACGTCTAAATCCAACAGTAGATGCATATCGCTTAATCTTATCTCGTACGGCATCTACCGAGTTTTCATCAGATGCATTAATATACATTAAATCTGCATCTACGCTGTTTGCGATTATTTTCGCCAACGTCGTTTTGCCTGTTCCAGCTGATCCATAAAATAAAAGATGCGGAACATCGCCATTGGAAATAAAGATTTTAACTTTTTCAATAATGTGTTCATTTCCTATATATCCTTCTAAAGTGTCTGGGCGAAATGATTCCACCCAGAGCGTATTTTCTTGTTGTCCTATCATGTTATTTACCCGTTGAGCCAAATCCGTGCTGACCTCGTTTTGTTCCTGATAATGAATCAGTTAATTCCCATTGAATTCGTTCTACGCGAGCCAAAATCAATTGTGCTATTCGTTCTCCGTTAGCAAATTCTACAACCGTGTTGCTATGATTAATTAAAATAACACCAATTTCGCCTCGATAATCAGCATCAATAGTTCCTGGCGTATTTAATACAGTTACCCCGTGTTTCAATGCCAATCCGCTACGAGGACGAACTTGAATTTCAAACCCTGCAGGTATTTCTACAAACAGGCCTGTTTTTGCCAATACCCGTTCGCCTGGATTCATTACAATATGTTCTGTACATCTTACATCCATACCGGCACTTTGAGGTGTTTCATATGCCGGCAACACGTTCAATGATTCATTTATTACTTGTACTATCATCATATTAATTTTGTAACATTACTAACCAATAGGTTGATTCAAAATCTGAACCTTTAAATTCAATTCTAGATAATCCATCCGGAGATACTTTTAATTCTCCTGAATCACCACGATTAGCTACAAGTACTTCTTTTAATTTGTCTGCCGAAAAACAAACCGGATCCATATTGTCAATATTAGTGGGGCCAACTTCAAAAGAAATATTATCTGCATTTACCGTTGTATAATTGATAATGAATTTTACTTGTCCATTAATTACTTGCACTGCAAAATTCTTTGCATCAGGTAATGCATTTTTTGCTTTGATAAATTTGCTAACAAATTCTTCATTAACCGGAATGGTTACTTGATAATCAGGTTCTGCATTGATTGATGGTACTGCGGGAATAACTGTCGTGTCAGCTAACATGAAAGTTGCTTGTGTGCTACCTTCTGAAATTTTCATAGCATAATTCTTACCTGCCGCATCTTTTACATCGATTGCAATATTTTCACCTAATGCTCCTAGCATTTTAATCAATGCTCCAGTGTGGTTAATACCCAACATACCTTTCATAAAAGGAGTCGTATTCCATTTAATTTTACCTACTACGGTTTGATCCATATCAATCAATTCACAATTAATTGAATTTTCTTGTTCTTTTAAGATAACCGCTTCGCAGTTTCCTGCTAAATAATAACGATTAATGAACGATTGTAACTTGCTTTTTTCCATTATTTATTCCAATTTAAAATGTAAAGAATTTATTAAAATTTTCTGCATCGGTAGTCGATATACTGCTACCACCGAATTTTTTATATGTTTTGATGTATTTTTCATATACTTGCGGCGCCGAATCCGGATCTGCAAACATTTCATGTAATGACAAAATTACATCGTATAAGTCTCTTGGTATTACTGTTTCTAACAATTCCACGTGACTATCAACCAATTGATTGATTTCATTTGCTGCCTGTACATACAAATGCGTATTGTGAACTACCATTCTTGGCATAGCTTCCTGTGAATAACGATCTAAACCTGCATCTGTCTTTCCGCCTAATAATTCATAAGTAAAATCTTTACAAGCAGGACAACCTAATGCACAAGGAACATGTTGAGTTAAATCAATTGCAACCTCTCCGGTTTTACCTTGTTTGATATGTGCCTTTCTGCGATATTCAGCATTCTTCGGAAAATACAATTCAGAAAATGTTTGTGACTTGTAATTTGTTGAATGCAAATATGTTCCAAATACTGGATATTGACCCGGAGAAGAAGAATCTGTTGTAATATAAATTCTATTTCCGGTATGCGCATTCATCAATTTTTGCAATGTAGCCAAAATAAAGAAATCTGATATTTTGCTAATGCCTAACAAGTGAACATATTCTAATCGTTTATTTTCAAATTCGCGCTCTTTAAGCATCAAAGAAACCGCAAACATGAAATCAACTAATTTTTGCGGGCCTCCAATCGCCCAACCTTGAAAATCAAAATGCTTAAATTTATGATACCACCAAGTATATTCATCGGTATTTGAACCTTGCAACATGTTTAAGAATTTTGTCTTACCGCTTTGATGTTTTTCAAACCAAGCAAAATTATCAAAACTAATGTCAGCACAATGTGCAAATTGATTGCGATATTTTGTTTTAGGTGGGATATCTAAGTTAGCTGCTACATCGCTATTTGCTTCTAACCAATGAAATATCTTTTCTCGTAATTCATTGCTATATGGTAATGCACCCGTTGCAATCTGATAACCTCCTGAGTCACCAAATACTAGCACATCTTTTTCTAATCCCAATTGATCGCGAAAATCCATTTTCTTGTAATGATGCCCTGCCGTAACCAGAAAGTATGGATGTCTCCATTCTGCAGGATATCTAGAATCAAAGAATTTTACTGGATCGCCGCTTTCGAACTTCATATCTTTCTTAAATGCAGATACCATAGATCCTGCAGATAAAGATGGAAAGTATATGAATCTTTTATTTTCTGCCATCGTATTCCTTTAGTTTATTAATTAATTTAGTTGCTGAAAAAAATTTATTATGTAATTTGTCTACCAATTGTGTAATTTGTCCAGCTATATTGTGTTGTTCATATCGCAATATTGCTGCTACCGCTTCATCTACACTGTCTGCTTGTTTAAACATTGGGTCATACATTTCTGTATATGATAATCGATTTGGAACAATTGGACATGCTCCTGCGCACGCTGATTCATACATTGAAATGCCCAATGTTTCTTGATCTGCAAATGACACTGCAAATTTAGCTCGACGAAGCAATTCGTGATATTCTGTTTTTGTCAAATTCATTTCCATTGCTACACAAAATTGATAATGTGCCAATTCTGGTCGAGCAGCTAATTCTTGAAATAAATCTAAACGTTTCTCTGGTGCAATGCGATGCGGAAACACAATGATATCTTCTTTTAATACCCAACGCTTTGGTTCAATCATATTGCGTGTATATTCCATGGGCCAACCTGTCTTATTGAAAGTTGGATCATGATATATATCATATGTTTTATTCATTAAATCAAAATGTGCCTTAGTTGCCAACCAATTATGTTCGTATGATGCAATCATTGCTTGTTCAGCGTGTCGTATCCATGGTTTATCTCCTACGAGACGACCTAAAAAGTCATTTGGGTCATATGAACCCGCGTGCCAAAGTCCGTGCGTTACAACAGGAATATTTAAAAGTTCACTCATATATTTTACATTGACAATACCCGGATGCCAAGCATCTGTAAAAATGATATGGTCGCCTGCTTGTATTTTTCCTTGCGTAAACCATGATGCCAATTTATGTACTTGCGTTGACTTATACATATTGGTACCGCCGAAATTCAAAAAGGCACCTGGTGTTGCAGCTTCTGGAATTGTAGTATCGCCCTCAACTACTTCAACATCAAATCCATTGTCTCGAAGCAATTGCGGTACATGATTTTTCCATTCGCAAGTATAGCGAGTTGGAACTGATTCTATGTCTACTAAATATATTTTCATGCTTTAGATCGTTTTATGATTGCACCATTTTCCCAATCTTCCCACACTTCTACTTTATAAAGAGACGGGAATTGTTCTAGTAACCATTCTCCAATTGCCTCGCAACTCATTGAGCCAAATTCTAATACGTTAGTCGTATCCTCAGTAAACCCAATTCGAAGTTCTTTTTGAATTGCACGATTCAACAAAATAAATTCTTCATCACGATCTGTATGCGTTACTCGTGCATAACAACGGAATCCAAACATATGTCGATGGCGTTCTGATAAAAATGCTACTTCCGGAAAAACGTCTTTTGCATCGGGCCAACAATGGAACCCTTCGATACTAAATGTTACTACTACGCTGTACTTCATCTGCTATTAATTTTTTATATTTAGTTGTTGACCAACCGTGGTCTCTGTTTAAGTATTGAATTGGAAGATCTAAATCATCGCCCGTAAATTTCTTTCCGACGTAATCATCACCTAAATACCGAACATATTCGGCGGATTTGTTTTCAGCAAACCGCTTTAATTTATAATGCAATTCCGATTCCAATGTATATGGAATAACATGATTAACGTGTCGCAATGCAATCAACATCGATGTTCGATCTTTAACTGAAAGAACTGGTTTCATTTTTTCGGGACGTTCAATCGTTGGATCGGTTTGGAGCAATACCCATATCTGATCACATTCATCTTCCATTTGTTCAAACATTTCAATGTAGCCTGGATGTAATACATCGAAACTACCGGCAATAAGTCCTATCTTCATTGTCTATCAAATTTATAGTCATCTGGAGTAACTTGTTGCATATTGTGAACCGTTGTGCAATATAAAGAATAATCTGCATACACAACTTTGATGCTATCTGTTTGTTTTAACAATGCAGCATCTTCACAATCTAACATCAATAAAATGTGTGCTCTAATTCTAATCATAGGTGGTATGTGTTTTAACATACCAGGAGTAACTTCAATTGTAACAAATGTAGTATCTGTTATCA